GATCCTGCTGAAGGACCAAAGCAAACGGAATTAGAAAACATGATTCAGTTCTACATTGATTGTGAAGAGTATGAAAGATGTGCTAAGATCCAAACCATACTAAATAAGCACTATCCTAACACAATAAATGAATAATTATGGCACTAAAGAAAGCAAAAAAAGGAAAAAGCACCGTAAATAGTTCAGGTAATTACACTAAACCAACACTTCGTAAAAGATTATTTAATCAAATCAAAGCCGGAAGTAAGGGTGGAAGACCAGGACAATGGTCAGCACGTAAAGCTCAAATGCTAGCTAAAAAATATAAAGCTGCTGGTGGAGGTTATAAAACTAAAAAGTAATGAAGAGAAAGGTACTAACAATATTATTATTATTTGTTATGAGCTGTGGACCAGCAAAACCATCATGGGAATATAAGAAAGCACCTGATACTTTATTTGAAGCGGTTAACGTAAAAGATAATCCAAACGTAACTAAGAATGATAAAACAATACTGGGACTTTTATTTTCAGGTATGGTTTTATTTGTATTACACACATTTGTAACAAGATAATGGCAAAGACTAAACAACAAAAAAGCTTAGATAGATGGACTAGACAGAAGTGGAGAACTCCATCTGGTAAGAAAAGTTCTGAGACTGGTGAAGTATATGCACCGTCTAAGACTATTTCTAAGCTTAAAAGTACCAAGAAAGGTAGAGCTAAGCTAGCTGCAGCTAATAAAAAGAAGAGAGCTGCTACTAAGAAAGGTAAACAGCACGCAAAGCATGGATTGCACAAAGGTAAAAAGAGATAGTAATGGCAAAGAAAAAAGATAGTAGATTAGCAAGAGCAGGTGTTAGTGGTTATAATAAACCAAAGCGTACACCAAATCATCCTAAAAAGTCACACATTGTTGTAGCAAAAGAGGGTGATAAAGTCAAAACAATCCGTTTTGGAGAACAAGGAGCACGTACAGCAGGTAAACCTAAAGCTGGTGAATCTTCACGTATGAAGAAAAAACGTGCATCTTTTAAAGCTCGTCATGCTAAAAACATAAAAAAAGGTAAAATGTCAGCAGCATACTGGGCAAATAGAGTAAAATGGTAGAAGCTTTAAAACATATACTTGGTTTTTGTGGAGAACACTGGCATCCAAACATATGGACTGTAATAGGATCTACCCCTGTAATAGGGACAACCATTTATTATATCAAGTGTAAATGCGGTGGTTGGTTCCAAAAGCATAAAAGCAACTGTAAAAATAAATGATTATGACTGAGGCAAGCATTAAAAAACTAGGATTTGATAGGGTTGATGTTTCTGCTGAAGAGTCTGGAGATCATGCATACTATTTTTACACCTACAAGATAGGTCACATTGATCTTATATCTAATAGTGATGATAATTTACAAGATGGTAAATGGATCGTAGAGATATTAGAAGGTAATATACAATTTCACAATTCTACCGAAGTCAAAAAGGTGATTCAAATATTAGAACGTAATAAACTTTCTTAAAATAATTCTGCTAAACTTTTGAAATTTAAACTATTTATATATATTTGTAAATATGTTTAATTTTAAAAACCAAATAAAATGGCAGATGTCAAAAATTTAAATCCTGATTTACAGGAAAAAGAACCTCAGCTTACGCAAGAAGAACTTAAGCAGCGTAGAGAAGAGATTACACAATTCTATAAAGACAATATACCTCATCTAACAGTACAAGCTGAGTATGAGGCACTACTTGCTGATATAGATAAATCAAGAGCTGAAAGATTACAAGCTCAAATGTTTATGGCACAAGCAGCTGCACAACAAAATCCTAGTGAAGGACCTTCAGAGGATGAGTTAGCATTCAAGAAAGCAATGGAAGAAGCTGCTAAAAAAGCAGAATAGTATGAAAGTAATAAAAAAAGGAGACAAGGGTTTAGATGTTAAAACCTTGCAACAGAAATTACAGATCACACCTGATGGTGTCTTTGGACCTAACACAGAAAAACATGTGATTAGATTTCAAATGATGCATGGATTAGTAGCAGATGGAATAGTGGGATCAGACACATGGACTTTAATTTTAAGTCTCCCAGATTGTAGAACGGTTGAGATTGATGAAGATACTGATACATATGAACAATACTTCACAACTAACTATGATCAAGTGATTCATAGACATTATCTACCTAAAGGTGAATATGTAGAAGGACCAATTAAAAATGACTACATCTTTTTACACCACACAGCAGGTGGTGCTAATCCTTATAGATGCATAGACCATTGGGGAAGAGATGATAGAGGGCGTATAGCTACAGAATTTGTTCTAGGTGGGATTAACCACAGAAATGGTGATAGTGAATATGATGGTGTAATGGTTCAAGCATTTCCAACAGGATGTCAAGGGTTTCATCTAGGTAAAACAGGATCTGGATATATGAATAGACATTCAGTTGGTATAGAAATTTGTAGCATAGGTTACTTAGATAAACAATACAAAAGCTATGTTGGATCAACTTGTCAAGAAGAACAAGTTGTTGGATTACCAGAAGCATTTAAAGGTAAATTATACTGGCATGCTTACTCTGAAAAACAAATCAAAGAAACTGAAAAGTGGATTAGATGGGTTGGAGAAAGAGATGGTATTGATATAAGATTAGGATTAAAACAATTTATCAAGAAATATGGGCCAACAAAAGGATTTGATTTCCAAGAAGATGCTTATTACGGAAAAGTAAAAGGTTTACTATCTCATGGAAATGTAAGAACAGGCAAATCTGATTGTTATCCACACCCAGACTTTGTTGATATGATAATGAGTTTATAATGGCATTAGTAAATAAAGTAGATTTAAAACTTAAAGTAACTATTGATGAATCAATTAAGTATCAAATACTTACATATTGTTTCTTTAATAACATACTAATAAGTAACTCTGACTTAAAATTTTTATGTGAACTTTCTAAGAATGATGATATGGAACTTACTAAATTTTGTATTGAATTAGTAAAGCAAGATATTTTTAAAAGTCCACAATCAGCTAGAAATGCAATTACCAAAGCAGAAAAAAAGGGTTTGTTAATTAAAAAAGGAAATAATAAAAAGACTATATCAATCAATAAAGATATAAATGTTCAGACTCAAGGTTTAGTTTTATTAGACTATAAAGTATTAGGTAATGCATCCCAAGTCACACAAGGAGTTTAAGAAAGAAATTGCAGAAGATGTTGGTGTTCATCCACAAGTTGTAGATGATTTTATAACATTTTATTATGCAAAGTTAAGAAAGAAGCTTGCTAATTTAAGTTTTCCAAGAGTGTATGTAGAAGGATTAGGTACATTTGAATTAAGAAAAAATAAATTAGATAAAGCTATAATGAAAAACAAAAGTTTACTTGGTAATATAGCTAAGAGAACTTATAATGGTTATGCTAAAAGTGAAGATGTAAAGGAAGACATTGTAAAAATGGAAGCAGCCATGAAGCAAATAGAAGAAGATTTATTAAACAAAAAGAAATTTAAAAATGGCAAATAAGTGGAAAAAATATGTTGATGTTTTTAAGAATATTGATAAGATAGCTGAAGGCATTAAAAACAATATCTTTAAAAAAGAACATATTGAAGCTGTAGCTACTGATAGATTTCAAATATGTGTTAGATGTTCTTTGTTTGATGCAAAAGGAGATGATTGTGTAGCACCAGGATCACAACCATGTTGTTCTGATTGTGGTTGTAGTCTTGCATTTAAGGTGAGATCATTATCATCAGAATGCCCAAAAGGGTATTGGGATGCTCTAGTAACTGAAGAGCAAGAAGATATAATAACAAATCAAATAAATAAAAATGGAGATTAATTATATTTATAACGGAGAAGTAACTAAAGTAACTACAGAGACAGAAGGTTACTGGTATACTTCAATAACACTATAGTCATGGCAATAGTATTTAAAGAAGAAGGACATGTATATGAAAGCATTGATCAAGATAACATAAACTGGATCAGTGTAACTTCTTTAGTAGGTAAATTTAAACCTAAATTTGATAGAGAAGGTCAAGCTAAAAAGTCTTCAAAGAATAAAAGATCTAAGTGGTATGGTATGACTCCAAAAGAAATACTTGCTGCATGGGATGGTGAAACAGAAAGGGCAATAAAACTTGGTAACTTTTATCATGATCAACGTGAAGCAGACATTTGTGATTTAGATACACTATCTAGAAAAGGTGTTGAGCTACCTATTGTTAGACCATTGATAGATGAAGAATCAGGTGCAAAAGTAGCCCCAGTACAAAAGATAGGTGAAGGCATTTATCCTGAACATCTAGTATATTTAAAGTCATTAGGTATTTGTGGTCAAGCAGATTTAGTTGAAGTTGTAAATGGTTATATAAACATAACAGATTACAAAACAAATAAAGAAATAAAATCAAAAGGATTTACTAATTGGGAAGGAATTACTAGTAAAATGTTTAAGCCAGTAAATCATTTAGATGATTGTAATCTTAATCATTATAACTTACAATTGAGTATTTATGCGTATATTATTAAAAAGCACAACCCTAAACTTAAGATAGGAAAGCTTGTCATACAACATGTAAAATTCAAAAAAGTTGGAGAAGACAAAAATGGTTATCCAATTAATGAACATGTGAACGGAGAACCCGTAATAGAAGAAATAAAAATTTATGAACTACCATATTTAAAAGATGAAGTTACATCTATAATGATGTGGTTAAAAGACAACCAACAATGAGATATAAAGAATTTATAGTAGCAATAGCAATACAATCAAGACATTCTAAAGTACCAACAGATTTTAGATTTGAGAATACAAAGATAATGATTGATCTTGATAAAGTAGTTTGGTGTAAACAATACTTTCATGAAGCAACTGATGAGTTTAAACATGATTATACAGATGTGTTTATTGAAGGACAAACAGAAGCAGTAACGCTACAGCATAATTATGATGAGTTTAAAAAACTCCTAAAAAATAAAAGTAAATGATAGTAAAGTTATTTGATGTACAAAACAGTAAGATAGTATTAACAGAACATTGTTATGCATTACCATTTTTAAAGAAAGTAATGGATGAATATCCAGATACTTATATGCAGGTTTATCAATATGTATTTTATATGACCTGTCCTAACCCTGATATGAATCCATTTTTTAATTTACCAGAACATGAAAAGGAAGATATTATAATTGAAGAAATACAATTAGAAGAGTCTCCAGAAGATGGTACAATTAGATATGCTTTAGATATGTGTAAGAAGTTATATGAAACACCTACCTATAGAGCATATGTAGGTATTAAATCTATGTTAGATAGATTAGCAAAGTATATGGAGGTAACTGCTATTGAACACGGCAGAGATGGTAATATAAACTCTATGGTTAATGCAGCTGCTAAGTTTGAGTCTATTAGACAATCTTATAAAGGTGCATTTAGTGACATGAAACAAGAACAAGAAAGCTCTGTGCGTGGTGGTGCAGGTTTAGCTTATGACCAATTATAAATTTTAAAATCAACGTTATGAACAAAAAACAAAAAAGAGAAAGAGCAGAAAAATGGTTTGCTGCTCATGGTATTAATCCTAACACGCCAGATTCTGATGGTAATCAAAGAGTATTAGACATGCGTCCTACTCAAAGTTTTACAGAAGATATGGATGGTGTTATTAGTCATCCTTGTACAATTACTGTAGAAGGATTTTTATTTTATGCACATGTAACTGTAGAGTTCAATGATGGTACAAACTCTTATGAATTCCAAGGTGGATCTGGAGGAGTAGGTGTAGGTGATTTAACATGTGAAGGTGTTATCTACTATGGTAATCAAGACACATTGTTAAAAGCTACAACATTTGGTGTTGCATTTGGTGCAGAAGATGGTGGTGTATGTCAAGTAACTTGGGGTACAAGCGGTAATGCATCAGCTGCTGGGATAGGTGAAGGCTTAGGTGCTTTTGGTGGAAGTGGATCATGGTAAAAGCAAATACATATGAAATGGATCTTCTGCTATTGGGATGAACCAGAGTTTAAAAATAAAAAACCAAATAAAAATGAAACAAATAGTTATACCAGTAGGAAAAAGACTACTGATAAAAAGAAAAGCAGCGGAGAGTAAAACTGCATCTGGAATAATTATACCTGAGATAGCTCAAAAAAAAGAGTTTAAAGGTACTGTTGTAGGTGTAGGTGCTGAGGTAGAAGAAATAAAAGTTGGTGATGAAGTTCAATATGCAGAACATGCAATGCCAACACCTATGGAGCATGAAGGTGTAGAACATTTACTTTTACAAGCAGGAGATGTATTTGCAATTATAAGATATGAGTAGGACTATACCTACATATGATAATGGATCTTGGAGTACCACTGAATTTGAGAATGATGAGGTATTCCAAGAATTCATTTTTGACCTATTTAAAGTCCCTGGTGAATATAAATTTGATGAAACAAGTTTAATATTCAATGAAGAAGCCAGAAGATTTAATAAAGATGGTTTGTATTGTAGTGCACCATTTAGGTCAAAAGATTTTATGTCATATTGGGATGATCAAAAAAATAAATGCAGACAAGGAGTAATTTATAAAAATAAAGGTAATACCTGGTATTTAACTAGAGATTACTATATGTGGTTAAACTTCTTACCAATATTTGATAAAGAAGAAAAGAAGTATGGTTTTGCTAAAGTTAGAGATGCACAGTATCATATGGCTTTATATGAGTTACTTGCAGAACTTAATAATCAACATTCAGCAATTCTAAAGAAACGTCAGATTGCATCATCTTACTTCCACATGGGTAAGATAATTAATACGTACTGGTTTGAAGAAGGTAGTACATGCAAAATTGGTGCATCATTAAAAGATTATATAAATGATAAAGGATCTTGGAAGTTTCTTGAAGAATATAAAACATTTCTAAATGAGCACACAGCTTGGTATAGACCAAGTAATCCAGAAAAAGTTTTATTATGGCAACAACAAATTGAAGTTAAAGTTGGTAATAGAAAAACTTCAAGAGGTCTTAAATCTAAGATACAAGGTGCATCTTTTGAAAAGAATGCAACAACTGGTGTAGGTGGTCCTTGTTCTTACTTCTTTCATGAGGAGGCAGGTATTGCACCTAAGATGATGCAAACATATGAATACTTAAGACCAGCAATGTCTTCAGGTATGGTAACTACTGGTATGTTTATAGCAGCAGGATCTGTAGGTGATCTAGAACAATGTGAGCCATTGAAAGAGATGATAATGAACCCATCATCAAATGACATATATGCCGTAGAAACTAATCTTATAGACGCAGAAGGGACTATTGGTATGGCAGGATTATTTTTACCAGAACAGTGGTCTATGCCCCCTTATATTGATTCTTATGGTAACTCACAAATAGAAGAAGCTATTGAAGCTATTGATATTGAAAGAGAAAGATGGAAGAATGAATTATCACCAGAACAATACCAGTTAAGAATATCTCAGAAACCTAAAAATATTGCAGAAGCATTTGCATATAGAAAAGCTTCAATATTTCCTCAAGGTATATTATCTAAACAACTTAAAAAGATTGAGGAAAAAGAATATTCATATGAGTTAATTGATTTAGAAAGAGAACAAGAAGGTATTATAGCAAAAAGAACAACTAAGCTACCAATATCAAAATTTCCAGTAGATAAGAAAGCTACTGACAAAACTGGATCTATAGTAGTATGGGAAAGACCTGCATCAAAAAAACCAGACTTTGGTTCATACTATGCATCTATTGACCCTGTATCAGAAGGTAAGACAACAACATCAGATTCTTTGTGTAGTATTTTTGTATATAAAAATGCAACAGAAGTTACAAGAGAAACAGCAGCTGGTGATATAGAACAATTTATAGAAGGAGACAAAATTGTAGCTGCATGGTGCGGTAGGTTTGATGATATAAATAAAACACATGAAAGACTTGAGCTAATTATAGAGTGGTATAATGCTTGGACTATTGTTGAGAACAACATATCCTTGTTTATACAACATATGATTGCAAGAAAAAAACAAAGATATTTAGTACCTAAACAACAGATATTATTCTTAAAGGATTTAGGTTCTAATAGAACAGTTTATCAAGAGTATGGTTGGAAGAATACAGGAACATTATTTAAGAGTCATTTAATATCATATGCTATTGAATATATTAGAGAAGTTACTAATGAAGATCTAGATGATACTGGATCTGTAATGAAGCAAACATTGGGTGTTGAAAGGATACCTGATCCAATGTTGATAAAAGAAATGTTAGCTTATTATCCTGGACTTAACGTGGATAGACTTGTTGCCTTTGGTGCACTAGTTGCATTTGTTAAAATACAACAGTCTAATAGAGGATACGCTAAAAGGCGTGAATCAGAGAGTGATTCTTTGGTAAATTCAGAAAAAATAAGTAAATTAAAGTATACCAGTGCGTTTAGAAATATAGGCCGTAGGTCTTCTGGTATGGGACAAAAAATTAGAAGATCTGGTTTTAAAAATTATAAATAGCCAAAATTAGTTTAGATGAGAGTATTAAATGCAATGCAATTAAAAAATGGTGCAAAGGCAGAAGGAGGACCTACTTTTTCAAGTCTTACACAACCAACCCAGTTCCTTCCTTTTTCAAAGAAAACTGATGACTGGGCAGCTTGGAATTTAGATTGGCTAGAACTTCAAGGTATAGAATTCTTGCGTATGAATGCAAGAAGACTTCTTAAAAATTATAAGTTAGCAAAAGGTATTATTGATAAATCAGATTACATTGTAGAACCAGACAATGACTACAAAGAGTTGATGGATGTGTTAACACAAGAAAATGATTCAGCATTAGAATTAAAATTTTATCCTATTGTCCCAAATGTAATAAATGTATTAACTGGTGAGTTTGCTAAAAGATATTCTAAAGTACAATTTAGAGCTGTAGATGATACTTCTTATAATGAGATGCTTGAAGAAAAGAGAATTCAGATAGAAGAATCTTTACTTGCTGATGCAGAAAAGAACTTAGTAATGAAGATGGTTCAAATGGGATTAGACCCTGCATCTGAAGAAGCTAAACAACAACTTAATCCTGAAAATCTTAAATCATTACCAGAGATAGAAGACTTCTTTAGTAAAGATTACAGAAGTATGGTTGAAGAGTGGGCATCCCACCAACTTGCAGTTGATGAAGAAAGATTTCATATGCAAGAACTAGAAGAAAGAGCATTTAGAGATATGCTTATTTCTGATAGAGAGTTTTGGCATTTCCGTATGTTAGAGGATGACTATGACCTAGAGTTATGGAATCCTGTTTTAACATTCTACCAAAAATCTCCAGACCAAAGATATATTTCTGATTCTAACTATGTTGGTAAGATTGATCTTATGACTGTGGCAGATGTTATAGACAGATACGGATATCTTATGAATGAAAAGCAATTAAAGTCTTTACAAAAGATATATCCTGCAAGATCAGCTCAATATCAAGTTAATGGTTATCAAAATGATGGTGCATACTATGATGCAACAAGATCTCATGAATGGAATACAAATATGCCAGGTCTTGCATACAGACAGTATACTAGTAACTATTGGAATGATCCATCTATAGGTGGTGATATTGTTAGTGAGATATTAGATAACTCAGAAGATATGACTCCTTTAGATGAAGGTAACTTAATGAGAGTATCTACTATTTACTGGAAAACTCAAAGAAGAATAGGGCACTTAACTAAAATAGAATTAGACGGAACTGTTACTCAAGAAATTATTGATGAAACATTCAAGATTACTGAGAAAGCTGTATATGATACTTCAATATTTAAAAATAAAACTAGAGAAAACTTACTACAAGGAGAGCACATTGATTGGATTTGGATTAATGAAGTTTGGGGTGGTGTAAAGATTGGTCCTAATTTACCAGCAATGTGGAGATCCACGATGGGTGATAATATTAACCCAATATATGTAGGTATTAATAGAACTAAACCAGGAAGATTACCTTTTCAGTTTAAAGGAAACAATACACTTTATGGGTGTAAACTTCCAGTAGAAGGTAGAGTATTTTCAGATAGAAATACAAGATCTACTTCTTTAGTTGATTTAATGAAGGCGTATCAAGTTGGATACAATATGGTTAATAACCAGATTGCTGACATTCTAATAGATGAATTAGGTACAGTAATTATGTTTGATCAAAATGCTTTACCACGTCATTCAATGGGTGAAGACTGGGGCAAGAACAATTATGCAAAAGCATATGTAGCAATGAAAGATTTCCAAATGCTACCTCTTGACACATCAATTACAAATACTGAGAATGCAACTAACTTCAATCATTATCAAACTCTAAACATGGAGCAGACTAATAGATTGATGTCTAGGATTCAACTTGCAAATTATTTCAAGCAGCAATGCTTTGATGCAATTGGCATTAATCCACAGCGTCTCGGTGGTGCAGTATCAGCACAAACTGCTACAGGGGTTGTACAAGCTATGCAACAGTCATATGCACAAACAGAAATGTATTTTGTACAGCATTCAGATCAGTTAATGCCAAGAGTGCATCAAATGAGAACTGACTTAGCACAATATTATTATAGTTCTAATCCAAGTGTTAGATTAAGCTATATATCTTCAGAAGCAGAAAAAGTAAACTTTGCAATAAATGGCACGGATCTATTGCTTAGAGACTTTAATATTTTTGCTACAACTAAAACAAATCACAGAGCTATACTAGAAAATCTTAAACAAATGGCTCTTACAAACAATACTACAGGTGCAAGCATCTATGAATTAGGTAACATTGTCAAAGCAGACTCTATTGCTGAAGTACAAGATATCCTAAAAGACTCTCAAATGAGACAAGAAAAAGAAAGAGCTCAAGAGATGCAACAACAACAAGAGATGCAGAAAGCTCAAATTGAAGCTAAACAACAAGAAGAACAAATGAAACTTCAAGTTGAAATGTCTGAAAATGAGAAAGACAGAAAGAATAATGTTCTACTTGCAGAGATTAGAGCTGCTGGATACGGATCTATGGTGGATATAAATCAGAATCAACAGTCTGATTATCAAGATGCTATGGCTGATATTAGAGAATCTCAAAGATATCAAGATCAACTTTCTATGAAAAGAGAGGAGAACGCTAGCAAGTCTACCATGGAAAATAACAGATTATCCGTTGAAAGAGAAAAAATAGCTGCTCAAAAAGAGATTGCACAGACTAAATTGGACATAGCAAGAGAAAATAAAAATAAATATGATGTCCAAAAATCAAACAAAAAGGAGGATAAAAATTAAGTGTTAGCTATATACTGCTAAATATTTTATTTTTTTATCAAATATTATAAGTTTAATATAAAAGTTTATTCTTATATTATATATGTATAGAAAGTATTAATATTAAAACCAACAAATATTATGAGTACAAAGACAGAAACCGTGAATAGTAAGGTAGAAACTTTAGATATCAATTTAGATGAAATCTTTGATGCGGCACCAAGTGCTGCTGATGTTACACTACCTGAAGAAAAACCAAACAAAAACATTTTTTCTGGTCTTAAACAAGATGCAGATATGTCATTTGCAGATCCTGATAAGGATGATAAAGATGACCTAAATGCTAAAGTTGAGGCTAAAGAAAAAGAAGAAGACTCAGTAGAGCCAGAAGTATCTGAGCCAGAAGTAAATGCTGAGGAAGGAAAAGAAGTAAAAGAAGAAGTTAACATTGATGAGGTTATTAACTCTATAGATGAAGTAACTGAAGAAGATGAGAAAAAAGAAAAGAGAGGAAGAAAAAAGATATCAGGTATAAGTGATGTATTTAACAAGCTTATTAAAGATGACAAAATTGTTCCTTTTGATGATGATAAGCCGTTAGAAGAATATACGGCAAAAGATTGGGAAGAGTTAATTGAAGCTAACTTAGAAGAAAAGGCAAATCAAGTTAGAAGAGAGACTCCCAAACAGTTCTTTGAAAGTTTGCCAAAAGAATTACAAATTGCTGCAAGATATGTAGCAGATGGTGGTCAAGACATCAAAGGTTTATTTTCAACTTTAGCTCAAGTTGAAGAACAAAAAAGCCTTGATGTAAAAACTGAAAGGGACCAAGAAAGAATTATTACTGAGTATCTATCTGCAACAGGATATGGTACTACAGAAGAAATTGCTGAGGAAATAGAAATTTGGAAGGACTTAGGAAAGCTTGAGCAACAAGCTATGAAGTTTAAACCTAAGTTAGATAAAATGCAAGAGAAGGTTGTACAACAAAAACTTCAAGAGCAAGAGCTTAAGAAGAAACAACAAGAACAAGCATCTCAGCAATATATGAAAAATGTATACGAAACCTTAAAAGGTGGAGAATTAGGTGATGTAAAAATTGATAAGAAGACACAAGCTATGTTATATAATGGTTTAGTACAACCATCATATCCATCAGTAAGTGGAAAGAATACTAATTTATTAGGTCACTTATTAGAAAAGTATCAATTTGTTGAGCCAAATTATGGATTGATTTCTGAAGCATTATGGTTATTGCAAGATCCAGACGGATATAAAGCAAAAATCAAAGCACAAGGAGCACAACAATCCATAGAGAAAACGGTAAGAAAGCTCAAAACTGAGCAAGCTAATTCTGGAGGCACTACATCTTTAGGAGTTAAAGATAGTGAACCAGCTGCAGCAAGAACAGCTAAGAGAAAGATACCAAGAGCTAATAACATATTTAAAAGAATTTAATTAGACAATTAAATATAAAAACGGGAAATTAATATTAACAATTAAAAACAATCAAAATTATGGCAACTCCAGTTTTAAATAATGGGATTTTCCTACGTGATACAAGCTATAAAGCTAGTTCACATGTTGATTCGTATCACCTTACCCAGATGCTTGGTTCTGCTGAGCCTATGGATATGGGACCAATTGATTTATGGGCTATGACCCAGAAGGTAGAAATGCCTTTATATCAAATGGCTTCTTTTGGTGGTAAGAATACAATTCTTGTGGACAACGCTAGAGGTGAGTATAAGTGGCAAACTCCTATTGCACAAGATCTTCCTTATATTGTGGCTGACATTGAACCTGCTAATGCTAGCAAAGGTATAGATGGAACTACATTTAAGATCAAGATCAACAAGAGAACTTTTGGACATGGTGACATTATTACTTATGATAAGTATAATGGATTAGAATTGTACATTACTGCGGATGACATCATCCCAGCTGGTGACGGTTTTGTTTACACTGTTCAATTAGTTAACAACAACAACGCAGCCATTTTGGATAACAAGTACCTTGCAAAAGGAACTAAGTTCTTCAGAAAAGGTTCTGCACGTGGTGAGTATGGAGAGAGATTCTCTGATATTGAAACAGGTTCTGGTTTCCGTGAGTTCTACAACTTTGTAGGAGGAGCAGAAGCACACGTTCACTATTCAGTATCTTCTAGAGCAGACTTAATGATCAAAGGTGGATTAAACGCTGATGGTACAGTACCTGTTACAGAAATTTGGAGAAACTTCAATACAGATCCAAACAATCCATCAGTACCTAGTATTGAAGGACTAGTAGCATCTATGGGTAAAGCTGGTGCAAGAGAAGCATTTGAAAATGGAACTCTTACACGTACTTTCATTACAAATATGGAAGCAGCACACCTTTCTAAAATTGCTACGGATATTGAAACTTACCTAATGTGGGGTAAAGGTGGTAGAATTAAGCAAGACGGACCAGATGACATCAGACTATCTGTTGGTTTATGGTCTCAGTTGGATAACTCTTTCAAGAGAGTATACAACAAGTCTTCTTTCACTCTTGACATGTTCAAGTCTGAGCTCTACAACTTCTACCAAGGTAAAGTTGAATTCAAAGGACCAGACCCACAAAGATCACTTGTTGTACAAACAGGTATTGGTGGTATGCAACTTATCAATAAAGCAATTGCTGATGAGGTGTATGGTTCTGGTTTAGTACAAAATGCATCTGATATTGGAGCTGTTAAAGGTTCTGGTATGGACTTGGATTATGGTTTTGCTTACACAAGCTTTACTATTCCATTCTTAGCTAACGTTAAGTTTGTATTGAATCCAGCATTTGATAACTTGAATACTAATGACATTGAGAATCCATTAATTGATGGTAGACCTCTAAGTTCATATAGCTTCATTATCTTTGATGTAACTGATGAAGGAAATGACAACATTCACTTGTTGAAACTTTCTTGGGATAATCAACTTAAGTGGTTCTACCAAAATGGTACTATGGACTACATGGGAAGAACTCAAGGATTTGCTTCTTCTGGTAACTTCAATGGATATAGAGTATACATGACTCAGACCATGCCAGCTATTTGGGTTAAAGATCCGACTAAAGTTCTTAAAATTGTAATGAGAAACCCTGTTACAGGAGGATCATTCTAAGAACAACTTTAATAAAGGGGAGGTGGGTAAAACCTCCTCCCTTTTTATTTTTAACCTTTAAAATAAATGATCATGGCACTAGATATTAAAAGACAAAACAAGACATATGAATTTTCTAATTCAGATGTTTCTAAAATACTTGCTTCTAAAGCAGTTGGTAAAGATGTCTTAGCTAGAGACCACGCAAATAATGCAGCAGCATTAGCAGCAGGTTTAGCAAAAGGTGATTTATATCACACTGCCGGAGCTTTAAAAGTAGTTGTTTAAGAAGTCAAAAAACTTTAGCAAGGGTAAAACCTTGCTTTAGAAATTAGTAATAATAAATTGTACATAATTATGTACTTTTGACTGTGAATAATAATTATTAATTAAAACCAAACAAAAATGGAAGATTACACTATTGTAGAAAAATATCAGCAGGCTAAGAAACAGACTGTTGCTATACGTCCCTTTTTTAATCCTAATAAAGAAAACATGGGATTAGAGAAGTATGGATTAGCATTACATGACGGAGTATATCATGAAGAATCATTAGCATGTCTTGAAATGAATGGAGTCAAGAGATATGTTACTGGTCTTAATGAGTTTGCACCTGAAGTTAAAATGCTACCACCAAAAGAAAAGAAAGCTAAGATTAAGGAGATTAGAAAAGTTGTTTCAGAGTTAGAAGCTGAATTAGCAGCAAATGTTGTTGATCCAGAAGATAAAGAGTTTTGGAACTTATTACAAATTATGCGTCCTGATAACTCTAAGTTCTGGGATAAAATCTCAATCAAATGTGGAAATGAGCCAGTATTTTTAGATCCTGATTTAGATCCTTATGATAAAATTAAACTTTATGCTATAAAAGCTGGTGGATTTTCTATAGTAGCTAAGTCTTTAAAAGATGCTAAGCAAAGTCCTAAAGGTGTTAAATTCTTTTTAGATACTCTAGAAGAAAGTTTAACAACTAGAACAGAGCTAACAAAAATTAGAAATAAAGCACTTGTAGAGTTGCAGACAATGTATGATGAAAACACTACTAAGTTAATGTATGTATCTAAGATATGTGATACTAACAGTTCTCAGTATACTAAAGCAACACCTAATGATGTGCTATATGAAAACATGGATGATTACATCAATGGTTCTGGAGCTGAGTCTAATAAGAAAAGAGCAGCACAAAACTTCTTGGATGTATCTACATTATCTATGGAAGAAATTAAAATTAGAGCTCTAATTAAAGATGCTTTATTTTATAGATTTATTGCAACAAAAGCAGGAGGATGGATTGAGCCATTAGATAGTGGTGTAAGATTAGGTAAATCACCATCTGAATGTTTGGAGTTTTTAATGGATCCAGAAAATGAAGAGACATTATTATCTATATTGGATAAAGTTGAACCATATTGGAACTCATAAAATAATACATCATGGATAACAACACTCTTTTAATTAAACTAAAACAAAGGCTAAACAAGTTAGATAGTCAAGACTATGATAACATTGAATGTTGGCAGTTTGTAGAGGCTTTTAACAAAGCACAATTAGAGTGGTGTAGAAGAAATCTACATGGTGGTAATATGTATAAAGAAGGTGATGAGTTATCTAAAAGAAGAATAGATGACCTACAACCTTTATTAATTGAATTGTCTTTGACTGGAAATGTTTATGATGACTATTTTGAAGCAACAAACTTTCCACTTGACACTTATCTAGAGTTTAAAAAAGTTACAACAAAAGCAAAAGATGATTGCTGTAATCCTAGATCTATGACAGTATATTTAGCTGAAGAAGCAAATGTACCATTGATTATGAGAGACCCGCTTAAAAACCCTGATTTTGCTTGGGGAGAGACTTTTTGTACAATGTTAGACAACAGAATAAGAATATACAGGAAAAACTTTGATATAGTTGATCCTGTTTTAACTTATTATAGAAAACCTATATATATTCAAGTAGCAAATTGTGTTGACCCATATACAGGTAATATAAGTTTAGTAGATGTAGACTGTGAATTTAAAGATGATTTAGTTGAAGTTATGCTAGATGATACTGCTGCCTTAATAGCTGGAGATATAGAGAATATGTATCAGCAACAAAGAGGATTACAGCAGGCAGAAAGAAATAACTAATATATTGTTTATTTGTAAAAATTGCGTATATTATTATTGTAACATGTTGTTACACCAGAGTAAACTGTCAAAATCAAATTTATTTATTAACCAGTGGGGGTAATGGTCCTCACACAAATTTTATTAATTATGGCTTATTTTAATCATGCGTTTAACAAAACGTTTATTGCAGACAGCACTTTATTGACTGCTGGTACTGCAACAAGTGCGTTAACTGCTGGTCAGTTGGCTTTAGTAGATGGAGCAGATTGGGAATCCGTAGCATTACCTGGTGGAGCTGGTGTACCAGCTGTAACTGCAGGGGAACTTGCTTATGTGGTTCAAGGATCTTTCTATTCTAAAGACACTATTGGAAACAATCCTGGACACGGTGGTTACAAAGAATCTGTAAAGTCTAAAGGTTTAAACCCTAGATATATTACAAGATTATGGAAAACAAACTGTCTTACTGCTAGCCAATCAACAGCTTCTTTATCTTTAGCTTCTGATTGTGCACCATGTGGTAAAACTCAATTTATGAGAATTGATGTAAAGGGTTCACCTGCACTTAGATTCTTAAATCACAATGCATACTCTATTGGTGATTCAGCTAATGTATGTTGCGTTGATGGACAAGAGTACATTGATCCTGCATTAGTTGCAGCTACAATGTCTAGTATGGTATTATCTAATCCTCTTATCAAGCCTTTTGTTGCTGAAGGAGATTTAGATGGTGTATCTCAAAGTACTTTATCTGCAGCAGGTACTGGTTATGCTGTTGCTGATGGTGTTGCTACTTCTGGTAGTGCAACAGGTAGCGGTTTCAAAATTAACATTCTTACATTAGGTGCTAGTGATGCAATTGGTACTTACTCTGTTGCAGCAGTAGGTTCTGGTTATGTTGCTGGTGATGTACTTGATGTTGACGGTGGCGGTGGAAATGGTAAAATTTTAGTTGATGCTGTTTCTGAAGGTGGTGTTGTAGTTTCTGTAACTACTGCTGGTCAGGTTGAGCAGTCTATCTATACTATTGCACAAGCAATGGGAGAAGGTGCTGGAGCTTATGTTCCTTCAACTGATCCTCATGGAGCATCTAAAGTTTCTGTAACTGTTCACTTCCAAGGAGCATATGTAGACACAGTATTTGGTAACTGTTCATTCAGAACTAGTGATCACTTTAATGCAGAGCCTGTTGAAATCATTGTATCTTTACTTGATGAGACTGGTAACCCATGTAATGACTGTGGCGTAGCTACTAACGTTGCTGGTTCAATGCAACAAACTCAAGGAGAGCAAGTAATTAGAGATTTAATTCTTTCTGAAAGATACCGTCAGAGTCCTTTCAATTCAGGAAATGCTGATAGTTCAAGAATCAGAGAGATTGAAATGTCTTCTGAAATCCTTGCAGCTGTTGATAGAAGTGCAACTTATAGAGCATACTACATCCAGCATTCTGTTCCAAGATTCAACAACCCAACTGGAGTGTTTGACAATGATCAGTACGTTTACAAAATTTATGTAAAATGTTCTGACGCTGCAGCACAAGGTCAGCTTGATGACTTATTTGAAGGTCTAAAAGCATGGGCTGGTGACAACGGTAACAAGATTGTTATTGAAGATAATGCAGTTTGGTAATATATAACCAATCAAATTTTAATGAGAGCAGGGGAGAAATCTCCTGCTCTTTTTATTTTATATTGTTCAGTTTTTTTTGTATATTATCTATATAGTATCCTTAAATTGAACAGAAATGGCAGATAGACATATATTAAGCTTAGAAATACCAACAGTATCTAATTGTAATCTATTATGTATTAAAGATACAAGTCAGTACTCTAAGGATCTAGCGGTTGACTGTGAAGAGTTACTAATAACACTTCCAGGATATTCTGTTCCGGTACTAATAAAAGTAGATAAGGACTTTGACATGTGCTTAACAGCATGTACACTTGCTCTGCAAAAAGAAAACTGTGGAACAAAGCAAGAAAATATACCAGATGGTATATATGTTATTAGATACAGTGTATCTCCTAACTCTAAAGTATACGTGGAATATAATCATCTAAGAGTAACAAGATTACTTACACAATATTATGAAGTACTTTGTGATTTAGATGTCCAACCTTGTCAACCCGAATCTGAGAAAGCTGAGTTATTAGCAGAAATGCATTATATAAAAACCATGATAGATGCTGCAATATCAAATGTAGAATATTGTCAATCATCTGCTCAAGGAATGCAAATTTATAATTATGCAAAAGAAAGGCTAAATAAAATAACTTGCCCTACAGGTAATTGTGGTGGTAGTAAAGGAAATTATTATATAGTATAAAACCAACAAATTATGAGCAATTGTTCAATATGTGGGAAAAGGTTTACATGTGGTTGTCAAAAAAAATATGATGCAAATGGAGCTGCAATTTGCAAGAATCCAGATGCATGTGCCAGTAACCCACAGAAAAAAGAAACAGCAGATTCTAGAGATTTATCTATGAATCTAGCAAAGCAAAAAATAATGGATTTGAAAAATGGGTAAACCTAGAGAGATATCAAATGCAGAACAAGTAAAGCATGTAGCTTTGATGAAAGAAATCAAAGTAGAGCAAAACTTTGCTAACCAAGCATATGCAAACTTTAAGTCTGTAAAGTTTGGTATTGATTCATGTTGTTATACTGATTTTCAGAATGCATTATTACAAAAAGAATTATGTGATTGGTTAAATAGCAAATCTGATAAAATTGTGGCATCCACAGAAGAACCAGGAGTGTTTGTAGAACCATTGGCTAAGATAAATGTAAGAGCAAGTATGTCTTGTCCTTCAGTACCTTCTAATGTTTGTACAGTATTAGACTTAGAAGATATCTTAAATAATGACTCTACTTTTACTCAGTGTTTTTCAAGTTCTGCACAGGTTTGGACTATAACTCACAATTTAGGAGAATATCCTTCTGTTACTGTAGTTGATTTACAAAATAATGTAGTAATAGGTGAGGTAGATTATATCAATGCAAATGTAATACGTGTATCATTCAGCAGACCATTTGCTGGGTGTGCATTTTTAAATTAAATAGAACTAAAAATTATATATAACAATTAAAATTAAATAAAATGGCAATACAATTTCTTTCGGGTCTGGACGTAGATGGTAACATTACGTTACAGAACTCCGCACAGTTAAAATCTGCTAGGATAGATAACCGTACCAGTGATCCAACCGGAAGTGATGGTAGAATCTATTTCAACACTAGCACAAATAAATTAAGACTTTATGATGGTTCTGCTTGGGTGGATTTATCTACTGGAGCAGATGATGATACTACATATGATTTATCAGGTGTAGGATCTACAAATGGAACAGCTGGTGTAAGATTAGCTGGATCAGATGGAACTAATGATGATGTGCTTATTGTAGGTTCAGGAACAACTACTGTTACAAGGTCTGGTAATACTCTTACAGTAACTTCTAATGATAGTGCTTCAGGTACAGTAACTTCTGTATCAGGTGGTACTGGTATTCAAATTACCGGTTCTGCTTCTGTTACACCAACTGTTAATATAGATACAGCAGGTACGGACAACGCAATTGAAGTATTAACTGCAGCTACTCCTGTTGGAAGTGATTATGTTTGGTTCTCAGATGTAAATGATGGTAATACCTTAAGAAAATCACTTATTTCTAATATGCCAGGCTTTGGTAAAGACGGTACAGTAACTTCTGTAGGGTCTGGAGCTGGTTTAACGGGTGGTACAATTACGGCTTCTGGAACTCTTGCTGTAGATTATCAAGGTGCAGATAACGTTGTTTTAGCTGCAGGAGATGGAACAAGTGTTACATTGCAAGATGGAGATGATTTCTTATTCTCTGATGCAACTGATAGTAATGCTAAATATGCAAATTTATCACAGTTAGCAACTTATATTAATGCAGGTGCAGGTTCTGTAACTTCTGTTGGTGTAAGTGGTGGTTCAACTGGAATGTCATTCAGCAACTCTCCAATTACTACAAGTGGTACTATGACAATGAGTGGTACTTTAGATGTAGATAATGGAGGTACTGGATTTTCATCATATACAGTTGGTGATATTTTATATGCAGATGGAACAGCTTCTCTAAAAAAATTAGCTATTGGATCTGCAGGTCAAGTATTAAAAGTTAGTAGTGGTGTACCATCTTGGCAAAATGATAATAACTCAGGAGGTACAGTAACATCTATAACATTAGGTGCAGACTCAGGATCTGGAACAGCAATAACAACTTCAGGTACATTTACATTCTCAGGTGGTACAAATGTTACTACTTCTGTAAGTGGTACTACAGTTACAATTAATTCTACAGATCAATATCAAGGTACTGTAACAAGTGTATCCGCTGGAGCTGGTTTAACTCAGACAGGCACAAGCACTGTTAATCCTACAATATTAGTAGATTATGGTGCTAGTGGACTTATAAATGATGCACCAGGTGGAAGTGGAAATCCAGATGCTGATGATTACATATTAGTTGGTTTAGATTCTTCAAGTAATGGTGAGACAAGAAGTTATGCTTTTGCTGATGTTTCATTAAGCATTCTTGGACAGCCTACTGCTGCTTTAAGTATAGGTTCTCAAAAACTTATTTCAGTTGCAAATGGTACAGCTAGTACAGATGGTGTTAACTTAGGACAAGTTCAATCACTTGTTGCTGGAGTTGGTGTATTCCAAGGAGGATATAATGCATCTACAAACTCTCCTGCAATAGCAGGTTCAAGTAACATTGCACTTACTACGGGTGACTTCTTTGTTGTTACAACAGATGGTACTATATCATTTAATGGTAGTAGTGTTGATGTTGAGGTTGGTGATATGATTTATGCTAACACAACAATTTCAGCAAGTTCTAATCCGGCAGCTTCAAGTTATGCAATTGTAATACAAGATCAAAACATTGCAGGTACAGGAGCAAGTGATGGTGCAACAGAAAAAGGTGTTGCTGGATTTAACAGTGCAACATTTAGTGCTACAGCAAATGGATGGATTTCTGTTAAAGCAGGTGGTATTAGTGATGCTCAGTTAGCAAGTACATTTAACAAGATTATTGGTACTGACACAGATATTAATACTTCAGGTGTTGTTGTAATTGATCAGTTAAA